CATCCTTACGCACCGTTACATGCTTGTGCGCGCGGACAACAAGCAGAAATATCTGGAATTCAGGGACGTGAGCTTTCTGAAGGAATATTGGGAAAGTTTGACTGAGAGCGACTTTCCCAAGTACTACGCGGTGTGGAACCAAGACACGTTCTTCATCGCGCCCACCCCTGATCAGGGGTATGAAGTAGAACTCGGGTACATTCGCAAACCCGCTGGGCTGAGTCCCGCTAATCAGACGACTTGGTTGAGCATAAACGCTCCCGAGGCGCTGCTCTATGGCTGTCTCGTTCAGGCCTACAGCTTTACCAAAGGCCCCATCGACATGCTTGGGTATTTCTCAACCTCGTACAAAGAGGCGCTTTCTGGCCTCGGTATTGAGCAACAAGGTCGCCGCAGACGTGATGAGTTCAGAGATGGCCTCATACGCACTGAGCTACTTGCATCCAACCCAATCAGTCCTAGTGAGGCCAAATGAGAGAGAGCGTTCCCGATTTATCCGGAAGAACCGTGGCAATCGTCGCCATGGGAAAAAGTCACCTAGAGTTCACCTTAGCCAAAACCCACTCCCAGCCCATTGACGAAGTATGGGCAATCAACGCCATGGGCGGGGTCATCTTCCACGATCGCATGTTTATGCTAGACCCGGCCAGCCGGTTCCTGGACGGCGAGGAAGCGGGCTCGCAGACCTGTCTCATGCGCGAGGTTTTAAGGCGCCATAAGGGGCCTATTTACACCTGCGAGCTTGACAATCGCTGCCCGGGCCTTGTGGAGTACCCTTTGGACGAGGTTGTCAACGCTGTGGGGACTTGGTACATCAACAACACCGTGGCCTTTGCGATTGCATATGCGATCGCAGCAAAGGTCAAGACGATCATGGTCTACGGGGTAGATTTTTCCTACAAGGGCAACGTGCACTTTGCTGAGGCTGGTCGGGCGTGCTGTGAGTTTCTGTTGGCCAAGGCCATCGAACGGGGAATCCGGGTTGGAATCGCGAATTCTTCAGGCCTAATGGATACCAACGTGCCGTACAACAAGAAGCTTTACGGATATCACAGGTTGGCGGATCAGCCCGTGTTCGCAATGGAGGACGGGGTGTTTAAGAGGTACCAATATTCGGAAGTTCGCGATACTATAGAGTCTCAGGTTGAGGCTTTGTCCTCGCCCCCAGAAGCAGTGAGGCCTTGAGATGCTAGAGCTAAAAGTAGGGTCGTTATTGTCTCCGATGGTCAAAACCAGTGATTTTGGTGGTTTGGCTATGGATGATTTGGCCGAGCTTTGTGCGATGCGAATCATTACTGTCGCTGACTCTGCGCCGCCCGCTATTCGTGAGCAGGCAAGGCTTTTCCAAGATCAGCTCCGCAAGGTGCTGCTCGAATATCTTGTTCGTGCAAAACAGTCCGAAAGGGCTACTTGCATCCAAATTTGTTTACAAGGTGGCCACACCGAGGCTGCCACTCTTTTAAGGAGAACTTAAATGGCTTTTACCGGTAACTTTATGTGCACGTCGTTCAAGTCCGAGATCCTTCGGGCCGTGCACAACTTTGCAACGGGGGGTAACGCCTTCAAGCTGGCTATGTATACCAACAGTGCCTCGTTCACTGCTGCTACGACCGCGTACACCACGACCAACGAAGTGGGTGCGTCTGGTTCGTATGCCGCTGGTGGCGGTACGCTGACTAAGCTTGGTGTCACCACTTCTGGTACTACCGCGCTGACGGACTTCAGTGACCTGTCGTTTACGACTGCTACGATCACTGCTCGTGGCGCGTTGATTTATAACGACACGGCTGCTGGCGACCCCACGGTCGCGGTGCTTGATTTTGGTAGTGACAAGACCTCCACTGCGGGGACTTTCACGATCATCTTCCCGGCGCCGACTGCTACGGGTGCGATTATCCGTATCGCCTAAGGAGTAAGAAATGCCCCTCGTGCTAGCTGACCGGGTCAAAGAGACCACGACCACCACTGGCACGGGGACCTATACCCTTGCGGGTGCGGCGACAGGCTTTCAATCTTTTTCTGTTATCGGCAACGGCAATACTACGTATTACGCTGCGACAGATAACCTTTCGTGGGAGGTAGGTGTTGGGACATACACGTCCTCAGGCACCACGCTTGCGAGAACAACCATCCTTGCTTCTAGTAACAGCAATAACGCGGTTAACTGGGGGGCAGGGAGCAAAGACATTTTTGTCACTTACCCTGCAGGAAGATCCGCCTTCACAGAAAATGGAGCGTTGGCATCAAACATGGCAGTATTTCTCGCTACGCCCAGTTCCGCGAATCTTGCTGCGGTCGTTTCGGATGAAACAGGTACAGGGGCCCTTGTCTTTGCCAACACACCCACGCTTGTTACGCCAGTTCTTGGTACTCCGACTTCTGGGCAGCTTAGCGACTGCACAGTAGATGGTACGGATAGTGTGGGCTTCAGAAACATCCCCGTCAATTCTCAGTCTGCTGCATACACCTTGGTTTTGGCCGATGCTGGCAAGACAATTCTGCACCCAATTTCGGACAATAACACTCGAACATTCACTATCCCTGCAAACTCTAGTGTTGTTTACCCTGTGGGTACTGCTGTTACTTTTGTAAACTTAGTCAATACTGTTACGATCAGCATCACTACGGACACAATGTATTTAGCGGGCTCAGGAACGACAGGAAACAGGACTTTAGCGGCTTATGGTATCGCCACTGCAGTTAAAGTTGCTTCTACCACTTGGATAATTTCAGGCAATGGCTTGACCTAAGGGGACAAGATGGCTGGAGTCCAACAAGGGTTAATTGGTTCTTACACTACCGGTCCAGCCACCCTCCCTGAAGGAACTATCCTTTTATTTGATAGAACGTCCACTGGACAGGCAATACCGTCGGGCTTCTCGTTATACACTGAAGAGAACGGTGAGTCGGTAACAGGCTTTTTGATTAAGGGCGGTTCAGTTGTTTCTCGAAATGCGGGTACTTCGGCCCCTGTGGTCGGCGTTGGTGGCCCTCTTACTAGCGGGTCGGGAGGAACTCATGGTTTTGGTGTTGGAAACTTCCCTTCTAACGGGCAGGGGGCTCCGGTATCCAGCCCGACTAGTACAAGAACTCACTACGACGGCACGATGTCAAACCACACACATACAGTGTCCTTCCCTGGAGGTACTACTTATCCAAATTCAGCCACCATACAGGGAACAAGCGTTCCGCTTATACGGGCGTCTTCCGCGAGCGACACAATTCCGCAGAATGCGATCGTGTTCGGCGGTTCTGGAGCAACAGGCTTTACCGGGTTCTCAAGCAAGACATGGTCCGTTAGCGGTGTCTACTCTATCGCAAGCTCAATTAATGTAGACAACCCGGCCCCCACGAACGTTGCTCCGTTGCTTACTATCACCACAAACTCTGTTGGCGCTCACACTCACAATAGAACCGTTCCTAACCAGACCCCAAGTACGACCCCCGGACCTTGGACTGACGCAAACTCTCCAGGAGGGGCGCACACTCACGTCGGAAGTACTTTTGGTCTTGTAGGCGTATGGAAGCAGTTCCGGAATTTGCTGCCCTTCGTTTCTACTGGGTCAAGTGAAGTGCAATCAGGGATGATTGTGATGTACAACGGCATATCCGTTCCCTCTGGGTGGAAGCTGTGCGACGGCACAAATGGAACGCCGAACATGGTAGGTTTCTTCTTAGGATTTAACACCGGATCTGCTGGTGGGGCATTGGTGGGAAGAGACCTTATTGGATCTACCGGTCCTACGTTTACGTCTCCTGTCCCGCCGCCTTCTGCCTATGGAACGACCCCTGTTCTAGTAACAATAAGTACTGCTTCTTGGGTCCACCAACATAATAATGCTAGAAACGTTCAAAAGCAAATAAACGCTTACACGGCATACCATACAAGTGGCCCTGCTCCACACTTCCACCCATCGCCTGCCATCACATTCACAATGCCCAACGTATATACGCCGCGCAACTTGACTTTGATATTTATCCAAAAAGAATGAACCAACAATTAAAAGACAATAATTATCTTTACATCCCTGGGTTCATCTCCAAGGGCAAAGCTGCTCGTCTCGCGAAAAGCTTTGAAGAGTATGCGTCGAAGAACAACCTACCTGGAGATGAGCAAGCTCCTCGGTCCAGCAGCTGCTACAACTATGTCGAGTTCACCGAGCTCTTGTGCAACAAGCTGCCTCGCGTTGCTTCGTTTCTCGGAGAGGATGTCTTCCCCACATACACCTACGGTCGGGTGTATCGCAAGGGCGACGACCTCAAGGTACACAAGGACCGTGATGCGTGTGAGATCAGCCTAACCGTCAATTTATACCAAGAACACTTTTGGCCTATTTACATTCGCAGACCGGATGGAACAGAGGCTAGGGTGCTTCTGCATCCTGGCGATGCGATGATGTACCTGGGGTGTGAGGCAGACCATTGGAGAGACGAGCTTCAAGACGACAAGCACATCCAGGTTTTCTTACACTATGTCAGGAGCCGTGGGCCGAGGGCCGAGTGTCTATTTGACTCTCGCGCGGGATCTAACAAGCCAACACTGCATCACGCAGAAACCAAGTACCCAGCTAATCTAACGGAATACATCATGTGCATCGAGGACTTGGTTCCTGGTGACTTGATTGATGAGCTGTTGGCCGAGTACAAGGATGCCGACGAATGGATAGCCTCTAAAGTTGGAGGCGGAGGCGGAGTCGTTGACGCCTCGATTCGTGGAGCGGCAGTCATAAACGTCTCCATGGGTGGAAGTTGTGCGCTAAATGTGTCTAATCAGGAGACGTTGTCTAAAAACTACGAGCGGCGCAGAGCGATCGACGCGCGTCTTTTTGAATGTGTGTCTTCCGCGATACAACAGTACTCGGCGAAACATCCTGACTGCCAGATCGTCAAAGACAGCGGCTACGAGCTGCTACGCTATAGAGAGGGTATGGGCTACACACAGCATGTGGACAACTTCTTGGAGTTCCCTCGGGCCGTGTCTTGCTCTATCGCGTTAAACGATGACTACGAAGGCGGCGAGTTCACCTTTTTTGATCAAAAGATTTCTTACAAGCAAAAGAAAGGCAGTGCGCTGCTTTTCCCAAGTTCGTTTCAGTACCCGCACCAAGTCAATAAGGTGAAAAAGGGAACCCGTTACTCCTTGATCACATGGTTTAGTTAAATGCTAGCTGAACTTGCTACTTTATAATAACTTGATTTATGCAGGTAGGATAGATGGGTCATTTAAATGTTTTCCGACGCCTCGTTCTCGCAGTTACCGTTTTCTGCAACCCCTTCCGTCAATGTTGAGGCAGGGGTTGCAGGGGTATCTGCGTTCGCGCAAGTCGGTTCTGTTGCAGTATCCGGCTCAAGTGTCCATCAAGTAACTGGGGTTTCCGGAACCGCACAAGTAGGGCTGGTTGTTGCTAACGGTTCCGCAGCAGCAGTCGTCACTGGTGTTCAGGGTATTGGGCAAGTTGGGTCAGCAGAGGTTGTTACTGCGGTTAATGTAGACGTGGATGTCACCGGGGTCCAAGGTGACAATGAGGTCGGTCTTGTCAACGTTGCTGGATCGTCCCTAACAGATGTCACAGGCGTCTTTGGCCTTGGTCAAGTTGGCGACGCTCAAGCCAGTGCCGTCACTAACACAGACGCGGATGCAACAGGTGTCGAGGCGTCTGGGCAGGTTGGAAACGTAAATATTTTTGGCTCTGCCCTAGTCTCTGCGACCGGCGTTGAAGCGTTCGGGGAAATAGGGGATGTAGAAGCTACTGCAGCCACTAATGTAACCGTAGATGTAACAGGGGTTCAAGGTTCTGGGCAAATCGACAGCGTCGAAGTGACCGGTACCGCTAATATTTTCCCAGAAGGCGTCACAGGCGCTGCTGAAGAGGGCGCTGTCGATACGGGAGGCGATGCCTCTGTCCAGCTTGTTTCCGAGGTTGGAATTGGGGAAGTCGGCGACGTTCAAGTTACTGGCACAGCAATTGCGCTAGCTGACGGGGTTGAGGCTCTTGGCGAAGTTGGCCAAGTACAGGCTACGACTTCTGTAGATGCGCTGGTTGATGGG